AGCTAGTTGCTACGGAATCACTTGCGGAACTCAAGTCGATCGTGGCGAGAGACCCGTCCGACGAGGCTTGCTGGGCGAGAACACTGTGCCTTTCGGCACCGCGATTCAAGTCCAGACTTGCTCTGTCTTTCAGGAGCTCACGCAATTGCGCACCAAACCCCTTCTGGAAGAAAATATTCCAGTCGGGCTCAATGGCAATAGCACGGTCGGCTTTGAAGTTCTTCGGGACAAAATCAACCCTGCTGCTTTCAACGATGTTCGCCTTCGGGCGGTCATAGTTGAGGCCCCTAAAGAAGAAATCCAATAGGGGTAGAGCAGCACTAGTTACATCCGCGGAAAGATACTTATTCGACGGGTGTGCTTTTCGGCGAGGTATCGAAGAACTCGAACCCGGGCCGAAGGCGAAGGATGCCTCCAAGGTACTGCTGTTAGGCGCATCACCAATGATGCGATGAATCTTTTCTCTCGCAATCTCAAGACGAGATACGAGGGCGGGTGTAAACCCGTTCATCCCATTGGCAAAACGTTTGGCAACAGCCCGGAGGCGGTCCTCGCAAAGGAAGAACTTCTCGATCGTAGCCTTACGGCGACTCTCTTCATGCCCGCGTGGGCCTACGGTGAACTTGGACAGCAGCGAAGCTGCCAAGTAGTCACGACGAAAAACGTCGTGGTCAACGTAGAGAAGAGGGCTGACGGAGTGGGAACAGGCGGCCGTGTCGTCGCCGTACTTCAGGCACAAGAACACCCCAAGTGAAGTAGGGGAGTCGAGAGCCTGGAGGAACGACATAGACACAGTGCGCGTCTCACTATCAATAAATCGAGAACAGTTCAACTGTTGTTCTTTCTTAAGCATTATAATGCTCCTTAACCGATAGAAGAAAAGAACGGCTCTAGGCTTACGCTTAGAAGACCATATTCAGATCTTCGATCAGGGCCTTGAGATCAGCCTGAGCGAACGCATTCGCCATGAAAGCGCGAATATGCTTGCGATCTTGCTGAGTCGACCGTTCCGGGAACGTGAAATCCACGTTCATCGTACAGTCGTAGGCCTTGGTCGGTGCCGGAGTAATCCCGTTATACGTCGATGCATTGACAACCTCGAGAACCGGATACACAACCTTGAGGGTGCCGCGGTAAACGCGGGCGCCGTTCTTTTGGTTGCGCAAGGGCTCGCGGAGCGATGCGGTGATGGTGGGGAAACCAACGGCGATTCCGCCGGAAATTTCTTGCCACTTAGCCACACCGTCGTCAATGCGACGTGCCGTGAAGGTACGTGCGACAGGGGTCGCCGCACCATCGTTGATGGTGATGTTTGCGAAAGCAGTCATTTTAGACTCCTAAATAAGTTAAGCACTAGGGAGGATTCCCACGTGCTGCTGACTAACGCCGGATCCGCTGGGTAACCAGTGAGACGGCATCAATCAGACGCTGTGAGTTTAGACTAACGTCCAAACTCGGTAGCGACGCGGAGGGGAAGGTTGTCAGCGCGACACGCTTATAAGTACGTCGTTTCGACGTACAAGCCTTAACGCTGATTTTCTTCCCTAAGACCCAGCCAGAATTGGCTGGGTCAACTCGTACGTTGGCAGGTTCCGACACCACAGTATCATC